ACAGCGATTCTGGTGGCGCGTCTCGGTTCTTCCCGGTGTTCAAGTACCAGGCGAAAGCCCCGAAGAAGGAACGCCCGGTAATTGAACGCGAGGACGGCACCAAGATTCAGCACCCGACGGTGAAGCCGCTCGCGCTTATGTCCTGGCTAATCACACTCATCACCCCGGAGGGAGGCACCACCCTGGACCCGTTCGCGGGATCAGGCGCAACAGTAGAGGCCGCAATACTCGATGGATTCAACATCATCGGAATAGAACGTGAATCCGACTATCTCGAACTAGTTCAGGTTCGTATGGCCCACGACCACGACAAGGACCGCCCATGATCAGAGTACGGCAAGGGGTCGGACGAGGTCTACGTGGGACGCTGGCCGGATTAAACCACGCCGTGGTAGTAACACCTGTGCCTCGACGGAGTTTGCGTGGTACCATGTGTTTTAACGGGGAAATTTCCTGTTCCTTAAACCGATTAGGTTGAGGTCCCATCCCGAAGCGGGGAGACACGCACACCATGACGTCCGGTTCGAACGACCAGGAGCATATGTCGGGCAAACCGTCCGGTACTCCGAGTCCTACGCCATCCAGCATGCCGACGAAGAAGGAACCCACCGAGTCGGGCGGCACCCCGATTCAGGTTCCGCACGACCACCCGCTGGTCACCGCGTTGGCGGCGCAGAAGCAATTGGTGCAGGATCTAAAGGCCAAGCTGGCCAAGCCGTCTGCTCCGAAGGACGAAGCGGGTAACGGAGACAGCGATCTGCAGGCGCAGCTCGACCAACTCCGTACCGAACTCGCATCCGAACGCGAGGCTCGGATTACCGCTGAGACCACCGCCAGCGAGGCGGCGATCGATCGTCTTCGTGCCGCACGTATCGCTCAGCGGCCGGAAAACATCCCGGCGGCGGTGGTAACCAAGCTGGTGTCGGTGCTCACCGGTACCGACGAGGCGGCAATCGACAAGGAGATCGAAGAGTGGTTGCCGATCCTCAACATCGGTACGGGTGGACCCCGTCCGAACCCGCAGCAAGGTAACCCGTCTCAAGGTCGGGGTGGGTCAATCGCAACCGGGCGCGAGCGCTACGCTGCAGCCCATTCCGGCAACAAATAAAATCTCATTCTGAAAGGAGAATCCAGTGAGTCAATTCGGAGCACGCGTTGAGACCTTCGGCGCAGGCGACCAGTCCTGGATCGGGTCGCGCGATGGCGTCGACGTTCCCAAGACCATCACTCTGGATCCGTCTAAGTGGACGGGTCGAATCGATGGTGGGACGCTGCGATCCGGCGAGCCCTACAAGATGGACGACGGTCTGGCGGTTCCCTACGCGGGTTCCGGTGTCCTGGCCGGGTTCATCCTCACCGACCAGGCCATCCGGGCAGACGGCGGCAACGCCACAGTCCCGGCGTTGTGGCGTGGTCGGATTCTGCTGTCCAATCTCCCGGAGGGTCACGCGGTCACTGGTAGCGCGACTCATACCGGCCAGTTCCTGCTGGAGGCGTGATCATGGGTAAGCTGTGGACTGAAGTTGTCGAACCGGCCGAAATCACCGGGTTTGCTCGTGCGGCGGTCGAGGACCTGGAACGTCAGAAGGGCACGCTGGCGCAGTTCCTGCCCAACGTGTCCACTCCCGACGTGGTGGTGCGCACGCAGGTCGAGGCCGATGGCACTGGCGAGCTGGCGCAGTACCGGTCGTTCGATGCCGAAACCCCGATCGGTTCCGGCGGCAAGGGCGCCCGCAAGGTGTTCGAGCTGCTGCCTCTGGGCCTCAAGGAGCGCGTGGGTGAGTACGATCAGTTGCGTGCTCGCGGCAACGCGCAGGCCGAGATGGTGCGAGCTGGCGTCGACAACGCGGCGATCCGTACTGCCAACGCCATCGTGGACCGGCTTGAGGTCGCACGTGGTCAGGTGCTGGACACCGGCAAGCTGACCATCAACGAAAATGGCGTGGTCCAGGAAATCGACTTCGGTCGAGCGGGTCACAGCGATTTCGACGCGTCCGTGAGTTGGACCGATGCCAACTCCGATCCGATCGCGACGCTGATGGAGTGGGTCGACTCGTACTCCAGCCTGAACCAGGGATCGGCACCCGGTGCCGTGGTGGTCAGTCGCAAGGTGATGTCGGTGCTGCAGCGGTCGTCGATCGTGCGTGCACTGGCAGCCACCATGGCGGGCGCTCCGGCGATCGTGTCGCGAGAGGCACTGCAGGCAGTAGCGGCGAGCTTTGGCCTGCCTCCGCTGGTGATCTACGATCGCAAGATCCGGGGACAGTTCGTGCTGGATCCCGACAAGATCTACTTGCTGCCTTCGGCGTCGAACGCCAACGGCGCACCGAGTGCACTGGGCGCGACCTTCTACGGACAGACCCTGGAAGCCAGCGAGTCTGAGTATTCGCTGCCTGCGGCCGACCAGCCCGGTCTGGTGGTCGGAGTCTGGAAGAGCCGTGATCCGATCGCGGTCTGGGTGCACTCCAACGCGATCGCTCTCCCGGTACTGGTCAACCCGGCTGCGTCGATGGTGGTTCGGGTGCTCATGGCCCCGGCCGCGTTCGGTGTGGATGTGGTGGGCGACAGCGGTACGTATACCCTGACCTTCCGGGGTAACACCACCGCCGGGATCGCTCCGAACGCGAACGCCACGGCGGTCAAGAGCGCGCTGGTGGCTCTCGATGATGGGTTCAAGGCGGCGGATTGGGACGTCTCCGGTTCGGCCGGTAGCTACCTGATCACCACCCCGGGCGGTACTCTCACCGGGTCCGGGACCGATCTGGTCGGCGCTGGTGCTGGCCTGACCATCACCCCGGCGTAAGGGAAAACTGGGGAAGTTGGACGGGGTCTACGTCAGGTGCGGATGCGGACCCCGTCCAACCAAACCGAACTCGGGAGGCTGAAGCGTGGCAATCGTCAAACTCGCTGACCGTACCGACGTCGAGAGTCGGATCGGACGTATCATTCCCGAACCCGATCGCGATTGGGTGAATGGGCTGTTAGAAGAGGCATCGGTCAAGGTGCGCTCGTATCTGCGTTGCGACCGGGACCCAGATCCAGTGCCCGACGCGATCGTTATCGTAGTGTCGCGTATGGTGGCTCGGACGTACGCCAGGTCGCAGGAAGAATCGACATCCCCGGAGGTCGGTCAGACCTCGGTCAGTTCGACATTCGGACCATTCGGGTTCACCCATCAATTCGACTCCGCAGCCACCGAGGGCGGCGTTTGGTTGACCCGCCAGGATCGCGAGATGCTGTTGCCGGTCAGTTGTCGAGGACGAGTCGAGAACGTGAGCACCTGGTGAAATCGCTTAAGCACCTGTTCCCGCTCCCGCACACCTGCCAGCACGAGGCGTACCAGGAAGGTGTGCGGGACGCCCACCGGAACCCTCTGAAATCCTGGGCGGTCCCAACACCCCGGAACTGCGTCTGGTGGACTCCGGCGGCAAGCGAGATACCACACGCACCCATCGGAGGCGATCGGGTACGCGTAGACCTGGTGCTGGTGTTGGACGAGTCGGTTTCGGTGGATCACCGAGACCGGTTCCGGATCAACGGGCAGCCATACGAAGTGATCGGTCTGCCGCAGGATTACAATCACGGACCATTTGGAGTATCACCAGGTCGGCTGGTGGTGGAACTGAGGTGGACAGGATGAGTATTCGATTCGAGTTTAATCGAGCGGGGTTCCGGGAGCTGCTCACCTCGGCGGGCGCCAAAACGGAGTTGGAACGCCGCGCGAAGGCGAAGGCGGCGCGAGCAAACGCGGTCCCGTCTACCACCGAACCGGCGGCGACCGAACCGTATTACGAAGTATCGGACGCCAGCACGCGGGACCGCGCCCGAGTCCGGATTCACACCACCGGCGCCCGGTCCGTGATGCACGAGAACAAAACCCACGCGCTGCTCCGGGAACTGTGATTAATGTACCAGACAATCGAGTTCCCCGACGTGGATGAACTGGCGGTCAACCTGGTGTACGACAAGGTAGGCGCGGGGATGTCAGTCGAAGTCGCCAGCCAGTTGCCCTCCCCGGTACCGGATCGATTCATCCAGTGTTATTCGTTGCCGGGTCGGGAGTTGAGCCCGCGCACCTTGACGTGTCAAGTCGTGATTCGCGTCTACGACACGACCGACCAGGTGGTCCGTTGTTCCAAAACGGCTCGTCTGATTGGATCGACTCTACGAGCTGCACCGAATATCCTCGGGGCACATAACGAGTGGGTGTCGGAACCCTGCGAACGCCAGGGACCGTACCCGATTCAAGACCCGGAAGTGCCGAACCGGGTCTGCTACCAAGCTAACGTCACCTGGACTATCCAGTCACAGGTGGTTAATCATGAAGGAGGCTAGCTAGAGATGGCTGGACACACTGACGCAAGAAAGACGTTCGTTGGTCGGCCGATGGTGGCGGGAGGCATCTGGCGGATTCCGCAGCACATCCTGCTTCCGACCACCGCGTACGCTCCCCGACCCGAAAGCGCGATCCGCCTCGGTGGCGTGTCCGACGAGGGATACACCTACCAGTCGGAGCGGTCGGTCGACAAGAAGAAGGACTGGAACGGGGACAAGGTGCGGTCGATCCAGACCGACAAGGACGACACCCTGGAACTCACTTTCATCGAGTTCCTGAACCCGAATGTGATGGCTCTGGCCTACGGGGAGTCCAACGTCACGGTCGAGGCTCCTACCACCCAGCACGGAACCCACATCGCGGTTCGGGACGTGTCGGACGTTCTGGACCACGGAGCGTTCCTGATCGACACCTTCGACGGCAAGGTCCGGCGTCGGCGTTGCGTGCCGGATGCGCAGCCCAGCACGATCGATCCGATCACCGAGGCTCCTGGCGACTGGTCGGTGTACAAGATCACCTTCGATCTGTTCCCCGACTCGCAGGGTGCGACCAACTACAGCTACACCGAGTTGGCCGACAAGCTCGCCAGCTACGAATACCTGCTGGATCTGCACGAGGCCGACAGCGGCACGTTCTCGCTCAAGTTCGGTAACCGGAACACCGTCGGTCTCGATCCGGATCTGACGTCGAGCGAACTGCTGGACGCACTGGCCGGACTGGACGATGGGCACCTGGCGAACGACTGGAACGTAACCGGGTCCCTCGGCGAGTTTGTCATCACCACCCCGCAGGGTGGTCTGCTGGAAATCCACAACGACAGCCTCGCTGGTGGCAGCGGTCCGGTCACGCTGACCAACGTAGTTTGATCTTGAATCCTCCGCGTGCGATGAAAGTCCACCTCACCCATGATTCGCACGCGGAGGATTCAATCTCCACCAACCTGAATTAACCTTCGGAGAGGAAAACCGCCAAAATGGCAAAGCGCACCGTCACCCAGGTTGCCGAGAACAACGACTCGGCGGTCGATCCGTCCGACACCAATGACGCTCCCAAGATCGGGTCGGCCGAGTACGATTGGGCTGCTCACTACGACAACGCGGATACCTTCCGGTACGAGTTCGCCGATGGCAGCGTGATCGAAATTCGCACGTTCGATTCGATCTACTCGAAGACATGGCTGTACAAGGTACAGTCGATGGTAGACGCAGGAGCAACCGACGTCGATGTCGAGTTCGCAGCGATCAACCGCGCAGCGTGCCCGGTGGCGCAGGAGCTGTTGATGAGTCTCGACGACTCGGTGGGTGATCCGATCGACGACTTGTGGCAAGCATGGGTGATCTCCGGTACCAAACCCGCAGCGACTGCCTCCGACAGTGATGCGCTGTCGGTGGGAAAATCGCCTGGCTGATCGCGATGGCGACCGGTCAGCTAGCTAACGCGATCGATCGCGATCTGCTGGCTGACGGTCTGCGATTCGACGACTTGGGGTGGCGGGGTTTATGGTGTTACATTACCGAAGCTCCCCCGAACAGCGCGATCAGTCGACGAATGAACGACGACTGGACCTTCGACCACCACCTGCTGGCCGAGATGCTGTACGAGTTGCGCAAGTTGCACTGGAGATACACCGCGATTCACTTCAAGGACGGTACGAAGGTCGCATTCCCGACGCCGATCGCGCGCCCAGGGGTGGAACCGCCGGTTAAGACGCAATATACCAAAGAGGACTGGGACAGTGTCGAGTCCGCCGAGGACCTGATACCCGAACACGTCCGGGAGCTGATGAAGGACTGATACCATGGCCGAACTCGGTACCGTCTGGCTCACTCTGGCGGTCAACACGCGAGGGATGCAGCGTGACATCCGCCAGGCGTTCGGGGAGATAGACCCGACTCGCGAGGGCAACCGCGCGGGCGATAGATTCGGCAAGGCGGCTACCGCCAACACGAACCTGACCGGGATCGAGCGCAAGCTCGGGGAGGTCGGCAAGCGAGGCGCAGCCGTACTCGGTAAGGCGCTCAAGACTGGAGTGGCGGGCGCAGCGGCAGCCGCAATCGGCGCTGTCGGTACCTCCCTGACTCTCGGATTCAGCCGACTCAGCGCGATTGACGACGCTCAAGCTAAACTGCGCGGGTTGGGACACGACGCCGGAACCGTCCAGAAAGTGATGGACAATGCCCTGGCGTCGGTCAAGGGCACTGCGTTCGGATTGGGAGACGCGGCCGGTCTGGCTGGTGTCATCGTGGCTTCCGGAATTAAGCCCGGGCAGGAGCTGGAAAGTGTCCTGAAGCGCGTAGCCGACTCGGCGGCAATGTCCGGATCGTCTCTGTCCGATATGGGCATGATCTGGGCTAAGTCGGCTGCTAAAGGCCGGATCGACGGAGAGATCGTTGCGCAGCTACTGGAGCGACAAATCCCCATTTACGACATTTTGGCAGCCAAGACCGGACACAACGCGGCCGAAATCGCCAAGATGGTGTCGAAGGGCAAAATCGACTTCCAGACGTTCTCGGATGCGATGAACGACAAGCTGGGAGGCGCGGCACTGTCGTCTGGTGAAACCGTCCGGGGCGCCTTCGACAATATGAAAGCCGCCATGGGTCGGATGGGCGCCGAGGCTCTCAAGCCGGGGTTCAATCGGTTACCGGCGATGTTCGGGTATCTGACCGCTGAAATCGACAAAGCCACTCCCCGAGTGGCCGCGTTTGCGCAGCGTATGTCCGGGGAGTTCGACAAGCTGGTTGAACGTGGCAAGACTGCCTGGCAGCAACTGGCCGACAATGGAGCATTGCGCGATGGACTAAATGACACTCTCGACGTGCTGAGTCTGATGGTTCATGCGGCGAAATCGCTGGTGCAGCCATTGGTCGGGGTAGCCCGGAGCCTGGGTAGTGCGTCGGCTGCTCTGGGAGTGTCTTCCGGGCGCCTGTTGTTGCCCGCGTTGGAGGCGGTGTC